TGGTCCTGCTTACTATCACAAATATATGGATGCTCGTGTCTATAGTGAAGTTGGTGATAGTGATGTTGTTATAGTAGGTGATCCTAGAATGCAACCATATGTATGGGATGCATCTGCAGTTGATAGAAAGTATACAGAATGATTTTTGCAGCAAGTCTTATTAATACTCAAGATCACTGGTTAGTTGGTACTGAATGGCAATACGCTAAAGGAACAGTGACTATGCACCCTGAAGGTTTTAGTTGCACATGTCAAAAAAAACCACGAAGGGCGTGTAGTCACATCCGTAATGTTAAACTGCGCATGTATGGAACCTTTGATGAACACTATAGGGATGCCGCTTAATGTCAATGTGGGTGGCTGGTGCATGATACACTTAGACTTTGGTGCTGGGGAATTAATAGAAGATCTCGTTGGTCAGTTTACAGACTTTGACGAAACTCAATGGACTATCATAGGTGTTGACAGACGAGAACCGCACAAAGATCCAGTTTTTATGCATATTATGAAAACACATTATGATCGAATTGGAAACGGATGGATTGTAAAAAAAGATAATAAACCACCTTGGCGATTTTACGACATGTATATTGTCGACGATATTCGTTCTCCTAATCTTGTTATTCCCAAAGCTAATAGCTGGCAATGTTTGTCTACAATGGAACACGTACCAGAAGAAGAACTTCAAGAAGTGATGGAAGCATTCATCGATAAGCTGCATTGGAAATCTGTTGGCAAAATGAGAATTGATCTTACAGATCATCGTTATTATCCTTCAGATGAAAAAAGCTTTTTGCATTATGAAGATGAAACTTTTGCAAAAACTATTCATAAAGATTTTACAGGATTATATTTAAATCGTGTTAAGAGAGGTGAATGGAAGCAATTGATGGATAAATGGTTTGTTTATGAAGGTGCGCCTGACGATAATCAATATACCGTTTCACTTAAAAACGTAAAGTTAAAGCATGAAGAGGTTGCATAATGTCTATGCATATGATTAAAGGAATACAAGTTCATGGTGCTAGTAAGCGCCGGAAGCCTAAACGACAAGTTGGCTGGAAAGCAGCTCAAGAAAAACACGATAAGTGGTTGCGTAAGATGGGTGTACACCCTGAGCAGCTAAAAGGTAAGTCAAAAGATGCAGGGATCTCAATACCGAAATATGCAGAAAATAGTTCAACAGTCAAGACGTCGGACTCAATATGTGGCCATGCACCAAAAAAAGAAACCAACACCTACACTGGAACCTACATTGTTGGAATTGGAACCATGCACAAATCTAACCTCGTCCCAATCACCTCAAAAGAAGATGCAAAAAACATAGCATCAATGCGAAGATAATTGAAAATAACGGTGTACATTGCTTAAAAACTGTGGTATAATATATCTACAATTGAAAAAGGGAAGTATGACATGGCTGCTAAAAAAATGAAAGCTAAAACTGGTAGACGCAGAATTGGTTCAAGTCAAATTCCAATTGATAAAGGTTGGGAAGCAGTAAAGTATTATTTCCATATGGATATGGAAAAGAAAGATTTAGCTAATGCTATAAAAACTTATGTTAAGAATAATTATAGCAAGTCAGATGCTAAAGCTATTCTTGCTAATCCCGAATATTTCTTTTACATGTATACTCACTATTTATGCACAGCATTTTGGGTTAATACTCAATTAGATGTTAATATGAATGAAAAAATTCCTAGTTATATCAAATCTCTTAAAAAGTTTTGTGATAGCCTTATACCAAAAGGTAAACAAATTTTGGATGAAAAAGCTCTTGAGGCTAAAATCCAAAATAATGTAGTAGTATTATCACCGCAACAACGTTTGCAAAAGAAAATTGGTAATACTATTATGCAAGATCTCCTGGAACTTGAAGATGAATGGATCATGGGTGAAAAAACTACTCGTGATGTATATCAACTTTTCAGGAAATACGGATTATCGGGTAGCGCAACGCTTCCGGTAAGAACGATGATTGATGGATGGCTACTGGATTATGAGGATGCTTACCATAAACGTTGCCCTCAAGCAGTGGAAGGCTATTCACACTTGAAACGGCCTGAAATTAATCGTCGCATTAAAGCATGTGAAAGCATGTTATCGGATCTGGACAGGATCAAGTCTTCAGCTAAGGCTACTCGCAAAGTACGCATAAAGAAACCTGTGGCTGTAGATAAGCAAGTAGCTCGTGTTCAATTTTGTAAAGAGAACAAAGAGTTTAAGTTGACATCAATTAATCCAATTATGATTATTGGTAAAGCTCGGCTCTATACGTTCAATGTGAAAACACGGATCCTTACAGAGTATCTTACCCAAGCAGCAGGTGGGTTCACTATAAGTGGAAGTACAATTAAAGGAATAGATTTAGAAAACTCCAGGTGCACTAAACTTCGGAAACCAGATCAATTCCTATCTGTTGTCTTGGGTAAGAACCACAACCAGATCAATAAAGAGTGGCAGTCACTTTCAACTAAGACTAACACACCTAATGGACGTATCAATAAAGATACTATCCTACTAAAAGTATTGGACAGCTAATGATTGAAGACCAATTTTTAACTAAATCCAAATTTACAAAGTTACTGGAAGCTACTGTTGCTGAACTTAAGATTCCATATATGGAAGCTATCCTCTATCTTTGTGAAAGGAATGATATAGAACCTGAAGATGTAAAGAAATTTATATCTCCAATTATAAAAGACAAGCTTGAGGCAGAAGCACGTAATTTAAACTATTTGCCTCGACAAAATGCACTTGAAGAATTTATGTAGTGTATATATAGTATGTACATTTCAGTTAATACAGTGTATAATAATTCAGTTAATATTTCAGCTATACGGAGAAACATATGAGCTTTGAAAATCTAAAAAGAAATCGCGACCAAATTTCTAAATTGGTCTCAGCTGCCGAAAAAGTAAACGGCGGTACAGAAACTAAATCCTACGCAGATGAACGAATTTGGAAACCAACAGTGGATAAAGCTGGTAATGGTTATGCAGTTATTCGTTTTCTTCCTGCGCCTGAAGGTGAAGAGCTACCTTGGGTTCGTTATTGGGATCATGGGTTTAAAGGACCAACCGGTCTTTGGTACATTGAGAATAGCTTGACTTCAATTGGCTCAAATGATCCAGTTGGTGAATTAAATTCTCGTCTTTGGAATTCCGGTGTTGAAGCCGACAAAGAAAAAGCTCGTTCTCAAAAGCGTAGGTTGCATTATGTAACCAATATCTATATTGTCAGTGATCCATCTAACCCTGAAAATGAAGGTAAAGTATTCCTTTATAAATTTGGTAAGAAAATCTTTGATAAAATTATGGATGTCATGCAGCCAGCGTTTCAAGATGAAACACCGGTTAATCCATTCGATTTTTGGGAAGGTGCAAACTTTAAACTAAAAATTCGTAATGTCGAAGGTTATCGCAATTATGATAAATCAGAATTCGATGGCGCATCACAGCTTGCTGAGGATGATCAACTTGAATCAGTTTATGGTAAAATGCATTCACTTAAAGAGTTTACTGAGCCAGGTAACTACAAAACATATGATGAACTTAAAGCAAAATTGATGAGAGTTCTTGGTGAAGAAGCTACAGCTGGTGCATATACTGTTAAAGAAGAGGTTAAGATTAATGAGCCTGTTCCAGCATATGAACCAATGACAGCCGAGCAAGTTAATACTTCAGATGATGACACTATGTCATATTTTGCTAAACTTGCTCAAGACGAGTAAGGCAAACGGGGAAAGCCTGGCAATCAAGCCAAACGTACCCAACAAAAAGCCATTTTTGTAGTCTGCAGCTCTTAAATGGTCGGTATAATCACTGGTACCGAAGGAAACCCAGTCGGTTGCTGCATACGTAAAATGCAGATAGAAAGGGAGGCACCTAGGAAGGCCTCCCTTTTGATTTATGGATTGCCAGAATCGTGTATATTCTCTGATCCACCAGATGGTATAACAATTGGTGTAGGATTATTGGTCACACTGTTATCATCTGCTGATATTGCAGTATTTCCTCCACCGCCTCCACCGCCGCCGGCATTAATTGGAGTAAGATTTGGGAATAATGCTTGTTGTAATTTACTTACGCCATTTTGTAAAACTTGTAAGTCATCTGATTGTAATCTTTTAAGACCACCACCAAAATCAGCAATTACACCTCTATCAGTTCCTAATAAACTAGATAACCAGTTTTCAGTTCCGTCTGTGGCGGGCCCGCCATTAATTAAGTTTGGTAAAACCTTTAAGGTAAATCCAATATCATTTACCATTTGAGCAATGTTTCTAGCAAAACTATCCTTTAAATCAGCGTTAGCTATTTTTGCGAATGATTCAAAAAATTCATCTAATGCTGTTCCAAAAGAAGTTAATGACTTAAGCTTTTCTTCACCTAAATCATGAATTTGATTTACGCCTTCAGATATTCTATCGAATGCAGTTTTACCAACTCTATCACCCGTAAATAATGATGTAAATAAATCAAGTACAGTACTTACCGTCGTACTAAGACTACCAACAAAGGTTGCTCCAAACATTGCAAGCAAGCCGGTTGATATATCTGCCATTCCAGTTTTAAAAGCACCAGAATTCGAAAAATTAATTGACATTAATTGATCTATTTCACTTGATAATTTGCCAACCCAACCTGGTCCTATGTCATCACCTTGGCCATTAGTTTTACCATTTACTAATAAATTAACACCAGCCAAAACATCCGCAATTGCTGTGCCGCCAGCAGCTACTCCAGCACCAACACCAAATACTGCTAAACCTGCCGCGATTGCTGTCATATTTCCAGCAAATCCAGCAACATCGCCAAAATTCATTGAACCAATTTTTAAAAGTTCTTCAACATTCTTTACAGTTAGTTCAGCCCAATTTGCACCAAGACCATCAGCGGAGCCAAACGTTGGCTCTCCTAAAAGCATATTAATGCCATTACGCAAATCAACCATAGCAAATTGTGCTGCGGCTTGGCCTCCTCCAGCTATTGCTGATCCAGTACCAAATAGTGCCAATCCACTCGCAACCAATCCAAGAGCAGCAAATGTTTTACCAACATTTTCTACATTTACAGCAGGAAGATCTGCAATTGATAGCAGAGTTTCCATATTGCTTTTAATACCTTCAGCCCAGTCTCCATCCGGAAATCCAGCCCAAGCACTTAGTGCTTGGCCAACACTTGCTGCGCCTTGCCCAGCAGAAAATGCTACAATTCCTGCACTTAAGATACCCATGTATGTAGTCATGGTTGCTACGTCAATACCAGTAGAAATTCTTTCCTTAAGGCCAGTTCCAACATCAATACTTAATAATGTTTCAAAATTATTTTTGATGCCTTCTGCCCAGTTAGTACCTTCTGCACCAAAACCAGCCCAGTCACCAAGAGCTTTATCAATTGTTTGAGATCCAGCACCTGCAACTGATGCAGCAGAGAACGCTATAACACCTGAAGCTAAAGCTCCCATATATACTGGAATTGCAGCAGCAATCGCAGTATCACCTAATCCTTTGAGTGTAGTAACGTCGAATCGACTACCAATATCTAATAAAGTATTAACGTTACCTGCTACATTTTCAGCCCAGTTAGATGCTCCAAATTTATCAATAGCAAGTTGGGTTGCAGCATTGGCGCCTGATCCAATAGCAAACGCAATTAATGCTTTACTTAAAGCAGCTAGTCCTACTACAACAACACCGTCCGTTAAGAATTGTTTTACACTATTTTCATCATATCTTTCACCGATTGAAAGCAGTGTTTCTACATTTTCTTTAACCTTATCGGCATTAGCTATACTGGCACCAATTGCTGCTAGGGCACCAAGACCAGCAATGCCAAGTCCTTTTAATAATCCACCACCCCTTGTGCTTAACGCAGCACCAGGACTAAATGAATTTTTAATTTTACCGGTTGATCGCCTTGCAGCTTCTCTTGCTCCTTCAAGACCTTTAAGTTTTTCAGTCTTACCTTGGTTAATAAACATAGCAAACTGTCGCTCAAGTCGTTCAACTGACCGAGTTGTTTCAAGCTGAGAACTATTGTTCTCTTTTAATTGTAGTATGACTTGATCTAAGCTTGACATTTATTTTCTTTTCTGTTCTAGTTCCTTTAAATGATCTACTAACATACTAATATAAACTTCTTTTTCCCAAGGTATCATTTCGTCTATCTCATTCAACGAATAATTATGATGTTGCATTAAATTAAAATTAGTGAAGTAATAATTTTGCAAGTTATTATGAGATAGACCTATGATAAAAAAGATTGAATCCCCTCAATAGTAAATTCATTATCGCTTCCACATTTTTCACATTTGTAATTTACAGTATGTTGGATGCGAGGAAGTTGCTCTACAAATTCTCTAATTTTGTTAAATTGTTTAGTGTCCATAGACTCTACAAATTCAATTAATTCATTTTCTGAAATATCTGCAGTCTTAATGTACTCATCTTCTGTTTTGATACCCACAATACATTTACAAACAATTCTTAATAAACTATCTGCAGCTGTAGAATTTTCGGTTGTGGTTTCTAAAATAGCATCAAATGATGGCTGTTGAAGCTCAATGAAAATATTCTTATCAACTTCAATTTTATCTTTTAATTTAGAAACTTTTGGTGTTTCAATTTCATCCACATTTACATCTACAGAATTAACTGCATTACAATGTGGACAAGTAAGACCAATGTTTGCGTTTTCTCCAACTGATTTTGCTCTAATTTTTAAGAATGCATATTCGACATCAGTAGATGTCATTTGACTTCTGTCAATTTCTGCATCAATACAATTTTCCACAATATCAGCTAAAGCACCAATCATTTGTCTTGGGTCTTCTGATTCTGCTGCAATCATTAGAACCTTTTCTTCTCTAACTAAAAAAGGTCTAAATTTCACTGGTGATTTAAAAGACGGTAACGTTAATTCATATTTTGGTACCGCATTTAATTTAGGTAAAGCCATAATTACTCCTATAATCCAATATTAAAATCAAACAACTGTTTGGCGTTCAATTCAATTTCTTTCGACTTCCATCTTGTATATGAGAAAGATACTTGTAATTGTACCAATCCATCAAGCTCATTGCTCAATTCAATTCCGTTAATTGTAGTAGGAAATGCATCAATTAAAGCACATGAATAAACACTTCCTCCACCTAATCCTAAGTTTAAACTTAGTGGTCCAACATTTTTACTAAATCCCGTAAGAGGTTTTCTTAATTGATGAATCACTACTCTTTTTTCATATTTATCTCGGTATCCAACTGTTCCTACTTCTTCATTCAATATAGTTTCATGCCAGGCCTCAAAATAATTTTTAACACCATAGTCATTCATAAGATAAAATGTCATATTTACTTCAGGGACAGCATATCCATATGCAACTTTTGATGACTCCATTCCGATACGTCTATCACTAGTCAATATTTGTTTTCCAGGTAAAGTAACTTGAGAACAAAGAATATTCATATCACGTGTAGTAGGAGCATTTTCAATTATACCTGGCACAGCGGGTAATGGTAATAAACTTCCTAGGAATCCACCGAATCCTCCGCCTTGACCAATAGGTGGTAACTCAACCATGAACTGATTATTTCTTGCAAAACCAAATTTAGCATTGGCTATAGTTTTTAATTCTTCTATAGTACTCATGAATTAATTACTTTCCTTGAATCTGAATAGACTCTTTGCGCTGAAGCTTTTCTCCATTGTGCTGTTGGAAGAAAAGTAGCAATTTCCCATTCAGATGGTTGCACCACAGAAAATCTACTCTTTACATGATTAGTCAAATAATGCTTAAAGCATGGTTCATAATATTTGAATTTTGCTGCAGCCTTTAACATTCTGGCTGAAACATTAAATTTTGTTGAGTCATCATATGTTGTATTATTTGTAACATCTAATAAGCTATCTAATAATTTTGCTCTAAGAACTGGAGGAAGGTAATGTAAATTT